TGGTTCTGCCCGATAATATACCATTGACAAATAAAAATAATATGGTATAACTATAGATATGATTATTACTAGCCGCACTTATGCCCACCTAGTAATAAATTATATCATTCGATAGACTAAACAATACGTAAGACTTACCTGTTCAAGTATAGGCCCATATAATTATCAGTAGGCCAACTGTTAGTAATATGCACCCTAGAAAATGTACAGCCTCTATGTGATAATGTTTAGCTTGTAATTAAGCCTAAACTTTATAGGAGGAACTATTATGGCTTTTAGATCAGCAGCAGGTTACGGCAATTTACCTAATGGTAATTTCTCGCCAGTAATCTACTCCAAACAGGTACAACTTGCATTTCGCAAAGCTACCGTAGTAGGAGATATAAC